TTTACGAGATAGTTATGGTATGAGAAACGCTCGCTATGATGGTTGCAAAATGACTTCACCAGACTACAATATAGACAGCCCAGACACCTCAGATGGAGGACCGGTAATTGAATTGACAGTAGGAACTGGAAAGGAACTAGCAGCTAAACCAACAAATAGAGGTAATTTCGAAATCAGATAAGTTTTTGTAATTAGAACATATTTATATTAAACAGAACACAATATGGGGTATTTAGATAATACAACGGTAACAGTAGATGCAATTCTAACAAACAAAGGTCGTCAGATTTTAGCATCCGGAGGAAAATTAAACGTCGTAAAGTTTGCTCTCTCAGACGACGAGATAGATTACGATTTATGGAACCCTGCACACACGCTTGGTACAAACTATTACGGAAGTGTAATTGAAAACATGCCTGTGCTAGAGGCGTTACCAGACGAAACGCAGATGTTGCGCTACAAACTGATTACCCTACCAAAAGATGTTATTGGTATTCCAGTAATTAGCGTACAACCGTCTTCAATCACTATAACATCGTTGAAGCAAGCTATTACAGTTACACCTAGTACATTAAACTTGGCAGGCGGTAACGATTCAGCAGGATATACTGCCATTCTAAGTGATGACACTGTAGCAACTTTAGAAGTAGCACCAGATGGGGCAGTTAGTGCAGGTGGCGAAGGAATCGGTGGCAGAATTGCAAACTCTATTCTGAACATAGCTAATGCAAATGAAGCTGTAACCGCAACTAGCTTCTTAGATGATGAGGTAACAGGAAGTACAACGGCAGGAAAGACGATAACAAGAACCGGTACTAAGTTTATCATAAAAGCAAAACCACAAGAAAACCGAAACCGATTTGGAAGTGTAACAACGAAGCGTGCTTTACTTACAATCGTTGGTAATGAGACTGGTGGATTTAAGACGGTTTCTATTACGGTTGATCCTTCACAATTCCTACAACTTGATGTTGCAAGTGCAACACCACTATCAGTAAGATAAAAAATAAAACATGGCTGAAATATACAAATTCTTCACAGAAGACGACATAGTAGCAGGAGACATTCAAACAATCTCTCAACCTATTTGGTCAGAGAATATGAACCCATACTCACGCAGTTACGCTGACGGTATTGGATTCTTTACATCTTCTGCGCAAATGTCACAATCAGGTGATTACTATGTGAATGTATTGCATCGCAATCCACAATCATCACCAAATGCTGCAGTACAGTTTGCAATAGCTTATGGGCATAAAGGAGGTAGTGGTTCTTACGGTGATCCAAATACAACTGGACAGAACGTAAACGACACACCTACTAGAGCTATTTATGCTCAATATAGAAACATGCTATTACCACCAACTGACCGTTCATTCACTTTTGGTAATGGTTCTGGTGGAACAGATGATCCAGCAGACATCTTGGTAATTAATGTAGCACGATCTCGATTCCGTCAAAAAATAGATCCAGGAAACTGGGAACTTAGATTAGGAAGTGGATCAACAGCAGCAAACTGGGGTACAGCATTCTGGACATTTATTGACGCTAGTGGTCAAGGAGATTCTCCGACCGTAAATGAAGCAGGACGTGTGTTCGGTATTTATAGTGGGTCAGGAGGTGTTACAGCATCAGCAATACAATACGGACTGTTCTACCCAGATCAAGGTGTATTTGTATTTAACGCCACGCGCTTGAGTTCTAGTTTAGGATTGGCTATAGATAAAAGAGATCCAAACACACTAGATAGTCTTATACCACCCGTCCAACCAAGAAACCACCTACAACTATTCCAACGAATTTCTGGTTCTTCGAATTTCTTATGTAGAAGTGAAGAAAAAGTAACATCAACGCACTTTTTCTGTAGAATTACAAATAAGCAATTTAACTTCTCAAATAATCCAACATTTGTGACAGGATCTAGCGGACAATTTTTACACGCTAGTATGATTAGAAACCCAAGCGTTTATATTACGACAATTGGAATGTATGATACACTAAACAGATTAGTAGCGGTTGCAAAACTAAGCCGACCGTTATTAAAGAGCTTTAATCGAGAAGCACTTATCAAAGTAAAACTAGATTACTAATACTGTATGTCGATTAGCAGGCCCTTTACCAAAAGTAAAGGGTTTGTTTTTTAGCCATATTTATATCAAATGGCAGGAATTTTCAAAAGTCTCGATCAGAGTGACATAAGGATCACTCCATTTAGAACCTACAAGTTGTGGGCAGATCATCTCAACTACTGTGACTACACATACCAGCTTGATAGCAATAGCTTGAGTATACCTCGACAGATCTCCACACTCACTAGCAACCCTAGATACATCTATACGGTTGACTTGACCAACTATGATATTGCAAAACTTGACACTAACGATAAGTATGCCGTCCTCGATACACTTTCATTTGCAGGATCATTAAGCATAGTGAGAACAGCCTTAGACATTAATCACGAATACTTGATATGCTTTAGTGCATCCCCAACAACCTATGTAGTAGATCAAGATTTGAATGTGGTTGATAGCGCTAACGTAAATTACGCAACAACAATACTAGATGCATCAGCGGATGTAGCAAACAACGATTTGTATTACTGTGGAGTAGGAGGAGTTGGTCGTTACGATTTAATCGCAGGAGTGTTGTCAGCAGAAGCTGATTTGAGTGCCCCACCATTTACAGAAAATTACACCCACATTAATATGGAGGGTACAGACGTTTGCACCAGTGGTGTAGCAATTCACTCTGGAAGTTCTGGAACACATTTTGTTGATTTGCCTTACTTAGGTAACGATCAAATACTACCTAACAACTCACCGTGTAAACGGTTAGTGTACGGAGAGTCTTCCTATTACTATGCATTATTTGAAAGTGGCGAGTTGTACAGATATGATCCAGTTAGTGGAGGTTTGGTCCTAGTAATGACTAACATAGCAGATATTCTTGAGGACAAGAATACATTTGCAGCAACAACAACCGTAGTAGATTCTACACGACAGCTGCATGTAATAGGAAACGAAGGTCAAGTGTATCCTGACTTCCACACTACCGTAGCTGGAGGAGCTGCCTATGCCGAACCAATCGATACAAGAAGGTGGATTAGTCTTGGTAGGACATTACAGGCATCCATAAACAAAAATACAACTGGTCGTATTGGTATAGTTGGACAAGATACTGGTAGCCTAATTGATACTGTATTTTACACAGTAGATCCGTACTCTGGAGAGATTAGCGATCCTAAGCACTTTGGGGCTATTAATGGTATGAGTGTTGAAGGAGAAAACCTAACTACGTTTATAGGAGTAGATCCGGTGGTGGGTAAGGTTGTAGATTTAGATTGCGAATACACACCAGTATATTCTACCTACAAAGCAGACTATGATCCAATCTCAAACCACGCTCGAGCTAATCCCCTAGAGGTATTATTCGATCAAGGTAATAGACACTACGAGTATACGGAACCACTAACATCTAATGGAAAGTATCAACGGGTGGTGCACCGATCACTAGACAACCTATTTTACAGCAAATTTTACACAAACACCAGAGCAACCTTTGGCACAGGGAACATAAACACGCAATATAGGTTTTTAGAAGATCAAGCTCAGGTAATTAGTTTACCACAATCCAAATTTGGTGAATCACTTTTACCGGAATCAATAAAGATTGACGTAGCTTACTATGATAGTCAAGGAACTCAAAATTTGACACTAGTTGATGACGTCTATGGGAATTTAAACATATCTGGAGCTTATTATTCTTGCTACGGTAACCTTATATCTGGTTCAGTTGATGCAGTACCAGTAGGGGCGTGGCCTTTTGATGAGCTGTATAGATACTATCAAAAAGGTTTAGTTAATGTTACTTCGAGCTTTAATAGAGGTACTTGGAATATGCAAGCAGCCTACTCTAACGTTGAGTTTGTGAAGCTGACGGGATCACTAGCTCCAGCAGCGGAACCAAAGGATTTATTAGGCATTGTACCAAAGTTTGTATCAGCTCGCAGTTCAAGTCTAATCATATCTCCTAGTGAGGTCTCGGACTACAACTATACATACAATTTCGAGAATGGAAGTTTTGCAATTACTATGATGGTATACCCACAAGGGGATTCATCGTATGCATCTGGAAGCATTATTTTAACAAAAGAGGGTCCTGCAGAAGATTTACGAACTGACGAAAATGGAAATCCATATACAATACCAGCAAACCGCAGATCCCCATATAGATTATCTTTTACTCAAGATCGTCGTATTAAATTTGAGCGAGATACCAACTCAGAGATTGCCGCTGTAAGTAGTAGTATTCTGGGTCTAAATCAGCTATATCACGTTGCTGCAATTAAAAGTGGATCTATGCTCGAGCTTTGGGTTGATGGAACAATGGTAGCATCAGGATCTGACGTTTCGAATCCACCATTCTGCAGCAATAAAGCTAACATTCACATTGGAAACAGTTGGAATAAGATTAGACCGTTTGACGGCGTTATTGATAACATTAAGGTGTACAACAGCACATTAGCACCTTCGGAAATAAACCTACTAAAGGAGACTCTGAATGTTGGTAATGGGTTTGTAGGTAACGTGTTTCACAATCACGGCATGATGACATTAACATCGATCCCAGCACGATATATGGATGTCATTAATGTTGAGGCGAGAGGTACGCACACTATTTGGGAAACTGAAATTTCATGTACAATAGGTCCGGGGGAGTTTACAAGAAGTAACAATCCAACCCTACAAGAGTATAGTCCCGAATACAATCAATTTGTCTTTAGGTCGTTTGTAACTGGATCTAGCTTTAAGCCGTTTGTAACAACCGTAGGCTTGTATGACGATAGACATAGAATGGTTGCTGTAGCAAAGTTGAACACACCGATACAATTACCAGACAACACCGATACAACAATAATCATAAGGTTTGACCGATAGTATGGCAAGAAAAGGGTTTACAAAAAGGCAGGCAGCTGTCAAGCATGGTTATAGAAGTGGTTTAGAGGAGGATATTGATACAATACTCAAGCAGCGAGGTGTAGATGGCCAATACGAGCAGCACACAATAAGCTATATTAAACCAGCAACTAATCACACATATACTCCCGACTTCAGACTTCCTAATGGAATTTATGTGGAGACCAAGGGTCGATTTGTGTTGGAGGATAGAAAGAAGCATCTACTTATTAAACAACAAAATCCAAATTTAGATATTCGCTTTGTGTTTCAAAATTCAAAAGCTAAGATACGAAAGGGATCAAAAACAACATACGCAGATTGGTGCATAAAGCATGGCTTTATCTTTGCAGATAAAGAAATTCCAACTGAATGGTTAGATTAGTTTTCTAATCGCAAAAAACTTCGTATAGTTGTTTAGTATGACATTAAGTGTATCGCAGGCAAGAAATATATTAGATCCGTTTTTAGGACCACCAACTAATCACAGGAAGACTGGAGAAGTGAGTTATCACTGCCCCTTTTGCAATCACTATAAAAAGAAGTTGCAAGTTAATTTAATGACTCAAAAGTGGCATTGCTGGGTTTGTGATGCAAAAACATACAAGACATATCTCGACAACTCGCTTCCTTGCCGGAAGGATACAAACCTCTATACATTAACGCAGGAACTCCTGATTACAAGAACGCACTTCATTACGCAATGAGTGTAAGAAAGCTAACACCAATAGACATACTGAGGTATCAGGTGGGTTATTGTGAGGAGGGTCCTTACGCTGGTATGCTAATCGTACCAAGTTACAATCAAGACAACTCACTCAACTATTACGTAGGAAGGAGCTACTATCAACAAGCTACAATATCTCACAAGAATCCACCAGTATCAAAGGATGTTGTTGGATTTGAGAATCAAATAAACTGGAGAGAGCCAATCACAATCGTTGAAGGTGCTTTCGATGCAATAGCAGTAAAGCGCAATGCCATTCCACTATTTGGAAAAAGAATACTAGACAACTTGAGGTCTAAGATAATAAAGGAAAAGGTTAAACAAATTTACCTAGCACTTGATCAAGATGCGTTTAAGACAAGCGTGCAAGAGATAGAGTACTTTATCAATCACGGAATACAAGTTAGTATGATAACACTACCAGGAAAAGATCCTAGTGAGGTTGGATACCAAGGGATGGTTGAGGTAGTTTCAAAGTCCAAACCAGTGGATTTTTTTGATTTAATTAAACTAAAAATGCAACTATGATAAACAAAGTCAAATGTAAGTTAAGCAAGGTAGACTATATACTCCACATAGCTGATGTGCACTTGCGTAACTGGAAGCGACATAAAGAGTTTAAAGAGGTTTTTGATAAACTCTTTAATAAGATAGAGGAGTTGCCTGAGAATAGTATCGTTACAGTTGGAGGTGATATAGTGCATGCTAAAACTGATATGAGCCCTGAGCTCATTGAAATGGTTTCGTACTTGTTTAGTGGGTTAGCTGACAGAGTACCTACAATAGTAATTACAGGAAACCATGACGCTAATCTTAATAACCAACATAGATTAGATGCGTTGACTCCGATTGTGAAGAGCCTTAATCATCCTAACCTATTTTACTTACGAAACTCCGGTTTGTACGAGATAGGCGACATTGCTATGAGTGTGATGTCATTACTAGATGAACCAGAAAAATACATAACCTACGACAAGATAAACACACCACACAAGTATAAAAAGTTGGTAGCACTTTATCATGGAACTATCGCAAATAGTAGTGTTGATAGTGGCCTAACTCTGTCTCATGGACTTGAGTGGGACACCTTTGCAGGCTATGACGTAGTCCCGTTAGGAGATATTCACAAACGACAGATACTCAG